GGTGGCGGCGGTGGCGTCAGAATGTTGCCCTCTTCCTGAAACTCGCCATATTCATCTACCTGGCTTTCGGTCCATTTCTTCAAGAATTCTTCGTAGGTTGCGATTGCCGCCTTCTCGTTCGGGAACGTCTGATCATTGTCCACTGGATCGTTGACCAGTGCGCCATCGGCTTTGTAGTTCTTGACCAGTATCACGAACACCGGCCAATAGTCGGGATAACTGCCGGCTGATGCGCCAGCGATGCGACCGTTCCACTTCAGCGTCACCCGCACCACGCCATTGTCATACTCTTTGACGATGGCATAAGCGGGGTCTGCCTGTTTTCTCTTCCACTCCGCTTCACTGATCGGCGCGTTGTCGCGACCGATATATCGGGTTTTTGCCATGTGTTGCTCCTTTGTTGCGTTGTTGCTGTCAGACTCTATTATGCATTTCGGTCACAGGAGATGGTGCAGCCTGCAACCGCTTGCCACGCCTAACGGGAGTTGGTAACGACTGGCTTCGTCTGCTCTGGCTGACGCTTGCTGTCGCCGAAAACGAGCGCGGCCAGGATGATGGCGATCGCTATCACGATCATCACTTCAATAATGGTAAAGCCTGTTGCCTTTTTCATAGTGATTTCTCCTTATACAATGATTCAATGGTGTGGCCCTGGCCAGGCAGCTCGAAGTGCGCCTTGCGTGCCGCGTTAGTTTCCAACCAGGCGTTTTTCATTTCTGGCGTCGTGATCAGCCAGCCAACCATCTCGACGCCGGTGACGATCTCGATCCGGTTGTCGACGAATGGCACTTCGGCCGCGCCGTTGTAGAAGTCCTGCCCGAAAATCTGCGCCATTCGCCACAGCTCCAGCTCGACATCGTCGCCGACAGCCACTTCCAGCGGGCGGTATTTGTTCGGCGCCGTGATCCAGTGCTTGTTGTAGATTCGCGCGCCTTCTTTCGTCAGGGTGACGCGGATCTTGGCGTTCAGGTTGAATTTCATTGGCCCTCCGCTTCTGCGATTGCTGCCGCCATTGTCAGCGCCACGACGCGGTGATTTGGGCCGCTATAGCCAACACGATCCGAATAAAGCCCTTCGAACCAACTGCCACTTTCTCCTGGAAACTGCGCCATGAGGCTGAAATACTTCCAGACTTCCGGCAGGGCTTCCGGCAGCCCGCTGTCCTGGTCGCGCACGCCAGTGTTAAGATCCTCCTCCAGCGCGCCCATCTCGATGGCTGCTTTGTCGATGGCATGACAGCCATATTCCCACAGCCAGTCGTAGCCTGGACGCGCGTGGTTATAGTCATCGACCATCTCGGCCGCGCGCAGCAGAATGGCAGACGGTTTAATTGTTTGCTTTCTCGGCATCGGATGCCTCCTTTTCAAAGTAGGGGTCAATCAGCCTGGCGCCCTCGTCATCCACCATTACCGTGTCCGGCGCCATATGCGCCAGCTTCAGCAGGTTCTCGACGCCCTGCGCCGGTATCGCGCCGAACATGTGCGCCATGTGCCATTCGCTGAAATGGCCATCGCGGTTCAGGCTGGCGATCGCTGCCTCGCGGCTCTTGTAGGCAGCGAAGCCGGTCATCTTCTGCTCGATCAGCTTCTCGCGTCTGGCTTCTATCCGTTTCTTCCTGGCTGCCAGGTAAGCCTCACAGGCGGCAATGACCGCCTGCTTAGGGATCATTGCGTGGCTCATTTGTATTGCAGCGCCTTAGAACGACACAGGGCGGCGCGCTTCTGGAACGTCGAAGCATCTGCCATTGCCTGTCTAGCCTTCTGGTTCTCGACCGCGGCGTTGATGTCGGCGTTGCGGGCCAAAAACAGCAGCCATTGGCGGCCGAAATAGTTGGAGACCGCGGTTGTGGACAGTCCAATCAGTTCTCTTGGAGTTATGGTTCTCATTTGTTACTCTCCCTTTGTTAGTTTCGACAAACACATCATCGCAAGTCAGCGCAGGCAATAGCGTGGCATTCGCACCATGCCTACATCGTTGCCGAAGTTATTCCTTCGCCTTCGCCGCGAACCAGCCGCGGTCCTCTGCCGAATACATTGCCATGTAGCGCTGCGTGGTTTCCTCATACACTTTCTTTGCTTCGGCGGTGAACCTCTGCGGGATGGTTGAGTCCTGCCTTCTGCCAGGCGCACCGCTTGCGCACGGTGCGATTGGGCGGTTCTCCGGCGCGGGCGTGGATGTTGACTTCGCCGCCGTTGTAGGCCGCGCCGGTCATCGTCATCCTGCCGGCGGTGATCTCTTTCTTCAGGTGCGCAAGAATCTGCAATTGCTTCCTCTGGTCGAGCGGCAAGCCTTGCACGACTGCCGTGATCGATGGGATGGCGCTCATAGGGCGCTCGGGATGCCAACACCGGCAGCCGCCTTTGCATCCAGCCGGTGCGCGAAGTGTTCCGGATCCTGTGCGGTCTTGGCGACCACGCGGGCCAGTTCCTTAGCCTCTTCCCAATCGGCATTGATGCCCAACTGTTCGCACAGGATCAGCAGCGTGACTGAAACGCCACCGACTTCTTGTCGGATCTCGCCAACGGGCCGCGAGTAGATATGCCTTACCAGCCTCGCAGCCGCTTCCTCTGGCAAGCCGACCACTTGGGCCAGCTCGATCGCCTCTTCCAGAAAACGTGCCGCGCGTTCTGGCCGGTTCTCCGCGACACTTACGCCGAACGCCCTACGGCACCACTCAAACGCCCGTTGTTGTCGCAACATGCGCGGCATGATGCCGAATTTTGCAATACTCATACTGCCTCCAAGGTTGAGTGGTGATAACAAGTGGATCCGCCTGCGCAGAAGGGGCGCGTGCTTGGGCGGTGCCGGATGTGAATCCAGCGATAGATCTCGGCACCGACGCCGTAGCGGCATGCTTGTCTGCGCGCCTTCTTCAGAGTGCGGCACTTGGTAAAGCCGTCGCCTGGCTTGTAATTCGGCGGGTAGACCGCGTAATTGAGGGTGCGCTCGGCCGGCTTCATACGGTCGCCTCTTCCATTTCCGGAGTGTAGAAACCGCGATCAAGACCGCGCCAAAAGCACTGCATCATCACGTCAACGTCGTAATCTGCGGCGTGCGCTAATGAAGGGTCATACTTGACGCCGAGCGCGAAGCACAGTTCTTGCAGCTTCGGGAACTTCCCATCAGGACAAGCCCACCGCGCCTCGGTCATGGTGTCCAGACTCGCCTTGCTCGGCAGTTTGAAACCGGCCGCCTGGAACTCGATCAGAAAGAACATGGCGTCGAAATCCAGGTTGTGCGCGATGACCAAGTCTGCCGCCTCGAAGCGCTTGTGGATCTCGGGCGCCACGTCGCGAAACTTCGGCATGCCGACCAGCTCGTCGTAAGTGATGCCATGCACTTCCTGTGCGCCGGCGGTAATGCTGCGCTCCGGGTCAAGCCGCTGCACATACTTGTCCACCAGCTTGCGCGTGGCAAAGTCGTAAGTTAGCAAGGCGACCTCAATCAGCTTGTCGCCGGCGTCAGCCTTCAATCCAGTGGTCTCGCTATCGAACCCCATAACTTTCATATCGCGCTCCTATCCAGCCTCGTCATCAGTGCCATTACACGATTCCTCTCTTAGTAAAAAGCGCCCGCACCTTTTGGCACAAGGCATCCAGTTCATCCGGCGTCGGTTGGCGCGAGTCCGGAAATACGGGTTCGTCGCAGCCGGCCGGCAGATACAGTTCCGAAAACGCCCGCTCGTCCTGGTATTGCGTCAAGCCGAGCACCACCGGCTCTGGCAGGTTCAGCATGCGCAGCGTGTGGACTTCGTCCGGCTTAACGAAGTAGGTGTCGCCTTCGTCGTAGATCGCGCGGCGCGCCGCGGTCAGCCCGAGATCGCGGACCTTATTCAGCGTCTTATGCTCCATGCGATATTCGAATTCCTGCCACGCTTTACCCCATGCGGGATCGAACAGGACATGCTCCACCACACCAACCAGCACGGTGGTTTCGAAGGCGTAGCGGTGCGAGTGGGGATGCACCAGGAAGTCGCTGTTCGGGTTGGCGGTCTCTTCCATGAAGTAAATCTTCACGGTCAGGTCATCCGACCTGTGCAGGCACAGGTAGTGCATGCCATTGGCGTGGTGGTTCAGGACTGAGTGTTGCGCCATCTTCCGCACGTCGATGCGGTCGAGCAGCTTCGAATAAAGGCGGCTCACAATGCGCCTTTCTCTGCAAGAAAATTACGCACGCGCGCCTTCCACAACTCCTTGTCGCTCAGGTAGGCGCCGGGAACGCGCCCCTCTTCCACTGGTTCATAGTATTCGCGCATGCCGAACAATCTCCGCGTCTCGTCCGGCGTGAGTCCGAGTGGCTCTGACAGCGCTGTCACGAAATGCCCGGTGGGGCCGCGCTCGGTGCGCCAGTTGACCAAGCTGCCATCAACTTCCGCCTTCAGCAGCGGCCCGAAGGTCGGGTGGATACTGAGCCAGCCGGCCGCGCAGGCGATGGTGCGGCACTCGTTGATCCCGCTGCGTCTACGGATGATGGATTCCAAGTTGAATTGCGCTTCCGGAATACCGTCGATCACGGCGTAGGCGTCGCGCAGCAAGCTGTATTTCTCTTCTGGCATATCGTTCTCCTATGGGTATTTAAATCCTTACTCTGTGTATCAGTCATCTCTGACTAATACACATGGTAAAGACTTAGCTCAGGCTTGCGGGTGCAGCCTGCGACGTTGCCGGTTTCTTTGCCTTGCGCGAGCGGCGCACGACCAGGACGTCGTTGAGGATCTTGCGCAGGGCGTCGGCGTTGTTGACGATGAAGTCGCTAAGGTTGTCGGCATAGACCACGTGATTGCCATTGTCGTCGCGTCGGAAGTGGTCCAACGTCAACGCGCTGACGAACTCTTCGGCGGCCGGCTTCAGGCGCAGCTTGATGTTGTGGGCTTCCTTGTCCTTCAGGGTCTTGTGCAGGGAGCCATCGGTGGCTTGATACATGGTGACTTTTGTCATGGTTTTCTCCTAAGTGAGTGGTTAATGGATTCAGCAGGCGCGCATTGCGACAGAACGCGGGCCGCCGGGGGATTTGGTAGGCTCTTTCGGCGCTACGTTGCTGACCTTGGCAGAGATGCCCTTGCCGACGCGCTTCAAGCGCTTCCAGTCGAGGAATGCAATCTCTGGCACCTCGCCCTTGACCATCGGCGGCTGCACCGTGAAGTAGACGCAGCCGTTGGCGAAGGTGGTGCGCGACATGACCATGCCTTTCAAGCCGGTGACTTCGTCGACGACTTCCTCGCCAAGCTTGACGGCAACCAGCGCATCGGCCGGTGGCGGAATGACGCGACCGAAGATGCCGTCATCCACGTATTCGAGCGTGTGAACGTCCAGGTTCATGCCAGATGGCATTTCGCCCTTCTTGTCGTCGGTCATTGGCGGCTGGACTGCAAATTGGACGGTGCCCGACATGAGCAGCAGTTCTTGGTAGGCGATGCCCTCGTAGCCGGTGATGAGGTCGCGGACTTTGTGGCCAAGCTTGACTTCTTTCGACATTACTTTCTCCTAATATGTGGCACATGCCAGTTGCAAAACACTCACTCAAGAATGCCGCCGTAGCGGCACTCTTTGATGAAGGCTTTACTTGCCGATGTTGAGCATCTTGGACGACGTGCTGCCGTCGATGATCATGGTGCAATGCTGGTTAGCGGCGCATGTCTTCAAGGCGTCGAGATACTTCTCCTGCAGCACCTGCTCCGACAAGCCGACCGTCTTCTTCGCATTCGCATCAGCCAGGGCTTGGGCGATACCTTTCTCCAGATCAGCCGCTTCCTTTTCCTTGCCTTTGTTAATCACGCGGCGAATGCCCTCTTCGATCGACGCGTCAGGCAGAGCGCGGCGCACCTGGACACGAGTGACCTTGATGTCGCCTGGATCCGACACATTGAGCGTGTCCTGCAATTGCTTGTGGATCGCGGCAGCAAGCGCATCACGGCTCTTATGGATCTGCATGCTGTTGAACTTGGAGGTCGCGTCCGAGATTTCCGAGTCAGTCACGTTCTTGACGTAGTTGTAGGCGGGCATGTAGAAGTCATCACCTTTGAACCCGGCGCTCGACCCGCTGCGTTTCAGGGCCAGACGGGCCAGCGCTTCCTGACTCGTCACGCGGTAGGCGATATCCACGTCGAGGTCTTGCAGCGACAGGTCATCCTGCGCCTTCGGACGCATATTTTCGAAGGGGATGGTGATCTCCTTCATCATGTATTCGTCGACTCGCTGGAACGGCTTCCAGTAGAAGCCTGGACCGACGGTGCCGGCGAATTTACCGGTCGTGCCATAGACGATGGCGGCGTTACCTTCGGCGACGGTGCCCATGCCGCAGCCGGTCAGGAGCGTCATTGCGGTAATGGCAAGGAGAAGCAGTTTTTTCATAGGGTGTTTCCTTTTGTTGTGGTTAAGAAGTGAGAGCCAGCAGGACGATTAACGCCAGGGTGGCGATGAAGCAACCGGCGGCCAGCAGGCCAGCATTCCGCGCCAGGCGCTTGACGCGCTCGACATTGAAGTAATTCGTGCAGGACGCCAGATACAGAAATGCAGAGGCGGAAGCCGCGATAACGCAGAATGCAAATATCAATCGAACGAGCATAAATTTTCCCTTTGTTGAATTAGTCACTACCGACTGACACCATTATAGCTCAGTAGTGACTTAGTAGGTCAGGCAAGTTCAAAACACTGCCAGGACAGCACGGCAATCGTGTCGGTTGGGCCGAAGTGTTCATCACGGATGGACTGTTCAATGAAGCGGACCCGCTCGATGCACGTAATTGGCAACGCACACTGAATGTCGATATTGCCATTGCCGGTGCGTGTGCCTTCCTGAAAGGCGTAGCTGACGAAGTAGTTAATCATTCGGCGGCCTTCCCGAGCAGGATGCCGAAGCCATCCTTCAATCCGTGTTCGTTCTCGACGTGGACGACGACGATCTTATCCACCACCACGTTCTTTTGGATCGGGCGCAGGTTTAGGAGCTTGTGCGTTTGACCTGCCTTGTCGGTGAAGTCCACAGTTATCGTGTCGGTGGCGCACATGTGCAGCGGCGCGATGTTCTTAGTGAGGCGTTCGGTGATCATGTTACTTTCCGTTGTAAATGCGGCGCACAAAGAAGCCGCGGGCAATTGATGCCACCGTGAAGACGGCGGTCAGGGTTAGGTTTTGGACCATACTGACTCTCGTGCCAAGCAGTGCCGGCACGACGGTCAGGTTAAGGATGGTGGAACAGACGAAACCGATCGCCGTCGACACCACGGTCTCCTCCAGGCTTTTACGGCGTGACTGCATCGACATATCCTCGAAAGGTTAAAGAGATCCGCTCGCCACACTGGAAGCCCGCCTTCGGGATCCGGTGTTGGTGCGTGTCCTGCATGCCAGGGTGCATCAGGCACAGAGAGCCGTGTTCCAGCTTCAGCTTGGCGCTGTTCGTGTAGGGGTTGGTGTCGCCGCCCAGCGTTGGCAACTCGCGGAACCAAATCTCGCGCTCCACACCCAGACTGACAATGGCGATCGGGCGCGCGTCGTCCATCTCAGGCGAGTTGTCCGAATGCCAGCCGAGCTGGTCGGACTGGTTCTCATAGCCATTGAGGAAGCAAACCTCGAACTTGGCGCCCGTCTGTGCCTCCAGCAGCGCGCCAATAGTCAGGATCGCCGGGTGCATGGGTTGCGGATAGTAGGAACGTCTAAACTGCGACGAGCCGTAGCCGTAAGGCAGGCCGAGCGTGTGGCAGTAATACTCGCGACGCGGCACCTTGTCGTGACGGATCCACGCAAGCTCGTTCCACAGATCCTTGAACATGAGGTCGGCGGTCGCCTTATCCAGGAATCCTGGAGTGTAAGTAATTGGCAGGCCGCTCATCAGTTACCTCCTGCCGCCGATATCATACTATCCACCAAAAGCGCAGTGGATTGGTTTTGCTCAATGCGCGCCTTTTCACGCTCAGCAGTCGAGCGCTCCAGGTGCGCGGCATTCACCGGCGACGCCAGCAAGTGCTCAATCTCATCTTCGGCGAACACGATCTTGTTTGCGTCCGCCAATTTGACCCAAAAGCGGTGCGACTTCTTACCGACCTTGGCGCTGAAAGTGACGCTGTCGAACGCTTTCTGACCCAACCGGATGTAGAGCCGACGCACGGTCAGCAGTGTGCCGGCCGGCAGCGTTGCCTTTGCGGGCCTGTCGCGCAGTTCGCCTTCCCAAATTTGGGAGTCGTTCTTGCCTCGCGGCCACTGGATCTTCAGTGCCGCCAGCATGGTCCGGTTGCGATCCTCGAAGTGCAGGTTAAACTGCCAATCGGCCGCCAGCGTCAGCTCCTTGCCGAGCGGCGGGATGAAAAGTTGTCTTGTCATGTCATTCTCCTTTTCAGGCGATGCCACCAGCACGCGAACATGCTGCGGCGTCGATGTGATTCGATCGTCAGCCAATCACTGAATTCGGGGTGGCCGGACTCCCAATCTAAGTAACGCTCGCATCCGTATTTGAGCGTTACCCAATACAGGCCCGATTTCTTTGGCACCTCCTCCAGCTCGAACATATCGCAAGTGACGAATGTGCCAACGTCATATAAGACTTCAGACAAATCGGGCGACAGCTCGCCAACCAGTTCCGCCTCGAAGTCATTGTCCGGATAGCGCCGCACATCCATCAGGACGGTAAAGCGCTGCCCATCGGATGGCCAGGGGCGCCTATCGCTTTCGACGACGGCAGGCTTTGTCAATGCGTCGAGCAAGTCCAGCATTACAGCGCGATCCGCTTCAGTTGCGCGGTTTCAATCTGGACCCTGAAGTCCTCTTTGCCGGCCAGCGCCTTCAGACGCGACTGGAAGGTCTCCTCAAGCCGCGCGTTGCGATCTGCGGCCGCCTCATCCGACAGCAGCAGTGGAATGCCATCGGTGACGGTCGCCTCGATGCCAACTTGACCCAGGCACTTCTGGATGAATTGGGCGACGGTGGTGGCGCCTGCGCCGGGTTCGCCGGCGATGGTTACTTGGAGATTCTTCATGCGGTATTACCTTTCGTTGTTGAGAAACTACAGTTTAAGAAGTGGTTTTAGGCGTGTCTGCGGCAACCATCGTGCAGCCGTAGTTCTGTCCGCGCTTGATGAACTGGAATGTGCCAGTGACCTTACCGTTGATCATGTGCGTGACCAGCTCCTCGAAATCCTTCAAGAACATCACGACGAATGTGCCATCGCTACGCTTGAAGTTGAAGTAAGCGGCGCTGCGGCCGCGCGAGTAGCCGTCATAAGTCAGGGTGTCCTGGAACGGATCGTTTTTCCGCCATTGCAAGCCGCGCCATGACTCGGGGTAATGCTTTTGATTGCCTTCATCATCGAAGGGAATTTCGTAATTGCCTACTTTCTTAGCCACGTCAGCCCCTATTTACCGAACCGCTGGCGGTCACACTGCCGCCAACGTCGTCGCAGTTGACCGAGCCACCGGCTATCACGTGGCCACCGACATCGTCACAATTGACGGCGCCGCCGGCGCGCACGTTACCGACAACATCGCCACAATTGACCGACAGGTCGGTGTCCAATTGCCCAATCACGCCCGACAGCACGCGGATCTCCAACGCGTCTTTAGCGCTCTCGTCCGTCTGGACGACGCCGTCAATCTTGATCACGCCATTGCGGATCTCGACGTTATTGCCGTTGTAAATCCGGCCGTTGATTTGAATTGTATTCATCATTTTCCTTTCCTCACTACGTCAAAACAGCGGTCGTCGATCAGGAAATTATTGATATCCTGGCTGTCCACTTCCACCTGATGCGTCTTCTCCGGCGCCGTAAGCGATTTCGAATCGACCCACGTGACCTTCATTTCCAAGGTCTTCATGTGCGCCAGCCCGACAGTGGTGCCGTAAATCTGGCGCAGCCCGTTGTCGTTGAGGCGCACCATGTCGTCCATTGCTACGCGCGGCATGTCAGTTACCTTCTTCCTTAATGACTTCCATTCGTTTTCTCCTTTGATTTACCAGGACGACCAGCCAATTGCGGCCCTATGGCCGTCTTCCACTTGCAAAACAGCTTCCTCAATGCGGTTCTCTGCCAGGCGCTCGATCTGCCTGGTGAAAACCGCCGTGAGGTAGCGCTTCTTCGCCGCATAGGTGGCGATTTGGCTTGCCAGCGTGGTCAACGCCTGCTCGCGCGGCTCCAGCACCTTCTCCTGCCAGTTGGTCGCCTCAATGTGAAGCCACACCCTGCTGGCAAAATCCTGCGTCTGCTCGCCCTGCCGCTGCCCCTCACAGCCAACCGCCAGACCGACTTTGGCGAGAGCGCTCAACATAGACAAATGCCCGAGGCTGGCGCACAGATATGGCGCCCGCTCACGCAGCAGGACTGAGAACCGATCCAGCGTCATAGCTCGACATACCCCATTGCCAGGATCTTCTCTGCCATCTCTGCAAACGCCGCCCTCGCCTCTTTGGCGGTGTCGTAGCATCTGGTCCTGGAATTCATGGCGATACCCTCTTTTCGCACCAGCGTGTGAAACTCTTCCTGACCGCCAGCCCATGTCAGACTGATGGCGAATTCGTCCTTGATGAAGTGCCGCTTTTCCAGCGACACCGACACGCCAGCGATGCCGGAAGCGACCGAGATCAGTTCGAAAATCTCCTGGTCGCACAAGCCGGACACCGCCATGAACAGCGCCTCCAGGCCAGCCGCATACTGCGCATTGGTCAGCTTGCCGTGATCATAAGCAGTCGCCAGCCAGTCGATCGTTTCGAACGACTTGCGGTCGAGTTCTTCCTTCAGGGTTGGCAGTAGGCTCACGCCAGGAACGCCCAAATGGTGTAGCCAATCAGCAGCACCGGCGCGACCCGCAGAATCAGCAAGCCGATCAGGAGTTCAACCACGTTGCGGTAGCCGAATAGCTGCGCCATTGCGGAAAAGAGGCACAAGATGAGAAATAGCGCCACCAGTGCCCAAACCCCGATCGCGATGGATTGGTGCAGTGTCACTTGACCTCCGACGTGAGTCCATACCAGCGCAGGTTTTGATTAGAGATGATGGAGCCATCCTCCCACTCGCACCATTGCACGCCGTTCCAGTGGGCGAACGAGATACCATCAACTCCGTAGTCCACCGGGTAGTGGCCGACACGCACCGGCTTAACCTCTGGTGGGAACCAAGGTGTGATTGGCGAGGGCGGCGCTTCGTAGAGGACGATCAGGTCAGCTTCAACTCGCATATTTGTGTCAGGCAGCAGCTCTCTCATGCGCTGCATCGTCTGCATCTCAGACGCCGATTCACTGATATACCGGATCAATTTGCCGCTGTTCTTGTGCCGCAAACCATACGCCACTGGTGTCATATCATTTCCCCTTCTGCGCAACAATGCGCTAAGTCATTACTGACATAATACCGATAATCGTCAGGACTTACAAGTCAGTGATGACTTAGCCTGACAGTTATCCTTACTGCAAGAAACCACCGCTCGACAGGTGGAGATCCTTCTGCTGCCGCACGTGGAAGCCCGATTGCCGGTAGGCCGACTCCAACGCTGTCAGGCGATCGTCCATGTCGGTCAGTGCGCGCAGGATGTAGAAATGCGAACACTTAACCCGCTCGTCGACCGTCAATCCGAGCATCAGGCTGTTCAGATGCTCGATATACGCCTGGTTGATTGCCGCCTTACCCTCCTCGTCCACCAGCGGAATGCCTGGCTGCACTAGCACCAGCGTGGCAAAACGCCGGTTGATCACATCAAAGCAGCGCTCCGTATATTTCACGAAGCGCGCCTGGTCGGCGTCACTGACCACATGCCCGATCGCTTCCGCCATCGTGTAAGCCAGCATGTCGATCGGCGTGCGATCTACGACCACCTGGCTGCCCGGGGCAATCAACCCATACATGGCATCGAGGCGCTCCAAGATCACCTCCTGAATGTCCAGTCGCGTCGTAAAGTCGAACGACGCGGCCGGATCCTGCCCCAACTCTTTGAAGATCGCCGACACGGAAGTCTCCATGAAGACGATGCCATGTTTCTTAGCGAAAGCGCGGGCCAGCGAGGTCTTGCCGGTGCGATGGGCGCCGCACAAACCCGTCACACTCATATCAGGCTGCCTTGCCGAGCACGTCAGCCACGTTGCCGACTTCGCCGACTGAAATCACCTGCAACTCACTGCCTTCGAGGATCTTGCGCTCGTTAGCCAGGTCGCGATTCAAGGCGTCGACGATGTTGAAGTCGCCTTCGCTGTAGCGGCCCTTCAGCTTGGGGTTGCCTTGCAGCTTGGTGATGTTGGTGATGCGGCTGCCGGCTTCGGAGAAGTCGATCGGATTCAGACCGGCTTCGGCCGCCAGCTTCATCAGTTCGTCGATCTCGATGGCGTCATACCACTGCGTGTCGCCGTTCTCTTCGCGGTAGCCGAACAGGTCCAAGCCCTTGCCTTCGTATTGCTTCAATAGCACTTCCAGCTTTTCGCCGCTCTCGGTGAAGCCACCGAGTGCCGAGTGGATCAGGCGAATGTTCAGGTTGGCCAGGTTCATGCCGGCGATATCTTCGGGCATTTCGAGACTGTCGAGCGCTTCCTGCGACAGCGGCTGGTTAGCCTCCGACTGCTCCAGCTCGGCGCCCTCTTCCACGTGTCTCACGATGGAGTTGATATAGACCACCATTTGATGCGCGGTGTGAAGATGTTGCTCCAGGTTCTTAATGTCCAGCGGCGAGCCGTAGAACAGGCGACGTTTGACCTGACCCATCACGTTGGCAGTGGCGATCGCCAGCATGAAGGCGGCATGCAGCACAGTCTGGTTGATCTTCAGCTCGGTCGGCACGGACTCGGTCTTGGTGGCGAGCGCGATGTATTGTCTGGATTCCATAAGGTTCTCCCTAAGTTAGTAAGGCGGTGAATGGGCGCCGGCATGGCGCCCGGTTGAACTTAGAACTTGATGTTGCGCAGGGTCGCAATGCTGTCCAAAGACTCTTCATCGTCACCGATGAGGGATGCGATCTTGGCGCGCTTGTTGCGGGCGCGGGTTGCGGTCGTGCGGGCCGCATCGAGCGCAGCCGATGCTTCCGTCAGCGCCTGCTCCTGCTTGGCCGCTTCCTTGTTTTCCTGCTCTTCGACGGCATTCAGCTCGTCGATCGCCTTATTGAAGTGGATCAGAGCGCCCTCGACGGTGCGCTTGGATGGGCCGAACGCGATGAAGCCGGCGTTAAAGCGGGCAAACAGCAATGCAAACAGTTGTTTCATGGTGGATCTCCTGATTGGGTTAAAAGGACAGTTCGACAATTTCACGGTGCTGTCGCCAGCCCGCAAAATTCTTACTACGTTGATCCGCCAGAGGCAGCGGATATGCTTGATGCTCGATTGGCGACGCATGCAGTGGACGACCGCCGACCAGGCGCACATACAGCTTCTGGTCCTCCCCGACCGAGGGAACCTTGTCTTCGTGCGTCAGGTAGGACACGCGGGCGCAGCGGGCTGCCGACAGTTGAGCCAGGAACAGCGGATCGTATGCATACCACTGGCGCTCATTCGCGGTCACATACGGCAGGTGCCAACCTGAAGCGTGCTCGCGAAGGCGGGGTCGCAGAGTTAGCTCATAGCCGTCGATCGCCTGCTTCATTTGAATTGCCAGTTCGCGGATCTCCGGCTGTGCGTCCGGGTGGTCGCGCAACTCGAAGAAGTTGTCCCATTCGGTGGCGGTAACGATCACGCTGATGTGCAGGAACGGCTCCAGAATGCGGTTGGCAACCTGTTTGTGAACGCCGGCCGCATTCATCGACTCAGCTACGTCCGCCGCGAAACCAGCCGAGCGCATCCAGAGCGCTTTAGCGCGAACCAGCTCCTCGCCAATCAGTTGCTCGTTCGCCTGCATGCCAGGCTGGTTCTTGCCCCAATGAATCGGCATGGCGGGATTGCTGCGCACTTTCTCGATCATCTTGGCGACCGGGATGGCGCGGGAGGACGACGCATTACGACTGAATACGCGATGCGTCATGAACTCCGCATGCACGAAGCGTGGATACAGCAATTGCAGAGTCAGCAGGCGCTTGCCGTTCTCAGCAAGGCTCCCTTCAATAACTTTGGCGATAATGGTCAATTGTTTTCCCTTGTGAAATGTTATAAAAAGATGATAGATGTCACACTCAGGACTGAGTGAGGCAGTTCGTCAGGCGGAAAGACCCGGCCCTGGCGGTTCACCCTGCTCGGCTTCGATCATGGCGACCAGTGCGCGGCGTGCTTTCAGACCGCCGTCGTAACCCTGACGCGCATAGAACGCCAGGGCGTCGGTCGCCAGTTGCGACGCCCCCTTTGCCTCGCGCAGCGGGTCGTCAGCTACTTGCGCAGCAGGCGCAGAGCGCGGAGCAGCGGAGCGGACAAACTGAATAGAAGGCTTAACGTGCGTGACTTCTTCCATAGCGGCGTTAGTGGACGCGGCGCCTGGTCGTGAACCTGGAAACTGGATAACATTGCTCAATTCCTCTCTCCTAAAAAAAGCGGGTGAAACACTCACCCGCTTGCTAACAGTTATATTATAGCTCAGTGCTGACTTACTACTGAGGACCGGTTGAGTCTGGCGGATTCTGCGCTGGCACATTCCACAGGTTAATCGGCGGAAAGGTCAGCGCAGGCCACTCAAGACTAGGCTCGGAAGTCAATGGGGCAGGCGCCGGTGGAACAATCGACGTGTTCAAGGCCGACCTCCTCTTTCGTATCCTGTTCCTTAATGGCGTTGACGATCATTTCATACTCGGCCTTGCTGACCATTTCTTCCGGCGTGTATTCATACGCGGAGGTGTCGGTCTGCGGCATCACCGAGCAGCAGCGGATCGTCGATTGCCCATCCATCAGGGTTTGTCGGAACGCCTCATAGCTAACCACGGTCGGCTTGTATTTCAGCGTGTAGGACACCTGATTGCCGGTTTCGCGCAGCGGCGTGACGCCGTCTTCGGCAACGCCCGAGATCCAGTATTTCTCCATCAGGCGCAAATACTGATACTGTTCTTCCGGCGTGGCTTCGGCAGCAGTCACAAGCTGGTCGCCCATGCCGAGCGTGCAGATGGTCGGCTTGGTCGGGAAGCCGACGATCGTGGTGCCATGGTAGATTTTCAGCTCACGCACCGGATAGCCTTTGGCGCGATACTCCTCGATCAGCGGGTCGCCGTTGCGGAACTGGACCCATCGCAGGTATTCACGCATGGAGGGCAGGTGCGCACCCTCGGTCAAGCCGAACAGCTTGGAGGTGGTGCCGGCGGGCTTGATGGTGGTGTCGGTGTGCGGTGTCACCATGCCGACCTGCGCCGAGTAGGCGGCTGCTTCCTGCTGCACGGCGCGTTTGAAGCGCGACAGCATCAGCCACATCGCCTTGGACTTTTCTTCATTGACGATGTCCTTCCAGCCAAAGCCGAAGCGTGCCCAGGCCCACTCGTGGAAGCCGGTGATGCCGACGCCGATGCGGTTGGTGCGCTGCACTTCCTTCTTGTAGAGCGAATCCATCAGGTTGGTGCGGATCAGCGCGCGGGTGGCGACGCGGAACGCATCTTCGGCGTCAGCGTCGGTGGTTGCATGGAACGGCACCACGTCGGCGATCACACAATAGCCGCCGAGCGCGGACAGCACGATCTCGCCGCAGGGGTTGGTGATGACCTTGTAGGCGCAGTTCTTCCACGCAGCAGCCAGCGCCGCGGTCAGTTGCAGCGTGTCGGCGTCAAGCTGGTAGCGGGCGCTCTTGGCGAAGTCACCGTCGAGCAAGCCCTCGATGCCGTCGTCGGTCCAGGTCAGCTTATCCACCGTGATCAGGCCCGGTTCGCCAGTGCCGTCGTGATACGCGGCTTCGCAGACTGCCTCGAATACACGCTTCGCATGCTGTGCCAGTTCCCACACCTTGGCGTCGCCGCGCTCTTCAGGCTTGAATTCGTCCTTCACATAGCGCCAGAAGTCACTGTCCACCGTGACCGAATTGTTGCTCGACCACAGGAAGCCGCCGCGTTTCACCGCCACGAAGTCCAGCGCGTTCTTGTCGCGCCAGGTCTTGGTCGCCATCCGTGCGGCGCGGCGGGCGCCACCCACCAGCACGCATTCGGCCAGATAGTGGTCGGCATACATCGCGGAACGCCACGGCGCCATGCCGGCGTCACGCAGCTTGGCGACATTGGCAATCGCCGTCATCAACGGGCCAGGGCCGGACGCCGGGCGGTTCTGCATGCCACCGATCGGGCTGCTGCGCGGACGCACCTTGGAAAAGTCCAAGAGCAACACGTCGTCGCGGTAAATCTGCTGATATGCCATCAGCTCCATCTTTTCGAGCGCCTTCGCCCAACCCTCACGCGAGTCCGGCACTTCGAACACATGAAGCTCCTTGTCGGCATACAGGTGGCGAGCATTGCGCAGGTCGAGCGCGTGGATCTCGCCGCTTTGCACGTCCTTGTGGCCCATGTCGATCACGCAGACCACGGTCGGCAGATTGCGCAGGTCCACCATCTGCATCGCATTGTCGTAGGAGCGACCGACGCCCGAGCCATTCAACAACAGATAGAACGTCAAGAACGACACGGCAGAGGTCGAACAGTTGGTGAAGACTTCCATGTTGCGGTTGGGCTGGTTCTCATCGCCGTGTTGCAAATGGCGACCCGACATCAGAATCGACGCCTGCCGCAGATGGTGGTGCATCGCGGTGAATTCGCCAATCTGGTCGCCGCTCGGGTGCAGCAAGGACGACCCAAGCGCGACCCGTCGCGCCACGTCGGCCCATTGCTCAGTTTCGATTTCTGCAATCACGCCGATCTGCACTTCGACCGTTTCGCCGTCGCCATGCGGCACATCGTAGCCATCCGACACCAGCCCGTTGGACTTGCAATAGTCAGCCACGACATCATCGAGACTGCGGCCGTCATTGCGCGCCACCACTGTGCGGTGAATATAACGCGGCACGTCTCGCTGGATCTTGCGGTTGATGGTGCGGTCGGCGACGGCATCACCCATGCCTGGCGCATAGGTGCGGGCGGGCGTTTGTTGCGGATAAATCATGAACTTCCTCTTGTTAAGTTTACGGGGGTTGGAATTATACGTCACTCACTGCTGACTGAGTATAAGGGTTAAAGAATTACCAGGCGTCCGCGCTTGTCTGCGGCTCGTCCGGGGTGCGTGGTTTGATCGGTAGTGGCGGCGCGGTCAAGTCCAGCGCTTGGTGGCGATGGAGCCGGTGGTGCAGACTGTGATGCAAAGCGTCTGGCGGGGTTTCGGCCTTAATAGTGCGCCGCTTCGGGCAGCACTTGGAGGCGGGATTGTGTGGCGCGAACGCGCCGCAGCGGGCCTGGAAGCGCAACGTCGTTTCATCCCGCAACATATCCTTCGCTTCCGACATGTCGACCTTGGCCGAGTCGCAGTTCTTACAGGACGGCATCGCCTTTTCGAGCTGATGCTCCAGCTGACGCATGCAGGACCGGATCACTTCGTCCTTTACGTCCTTTTCCATACTAGCGCGCCAGTCGAGCTTGTGCTGAATGGCCAGGCGCTTGTTATCGAGGCGGTCGCCGCCGTCGAACTGTTCCTTGTAGGACGGCCCATCTCCTTCATGCCATCCTGTTGCGCTGATTTTGACCCGAGGGTCTGTGATTGCCATTTTCTCCTGCTCCCTAAGTTAATCACTACTGACACAACGTATTATAGTCAGTAGTGACTTATCTGATCAGGCAGCAAGGAGCATTTTTTTGAAGAGCGGAGAAGAACGCAACATCGCCATCGTGTGCCGGAACTCGTCGGTCGCAATGCCAGCCTCGATTGCCGCGACCGCATCTGCCATATGTTCCGCCTTGCCGGCGACGACCGTGGTCACGCCCTTTTGGGTCTGCATGGGCCAGGGCGCGTTCGGATACTTCGCCATCATCGCGTCGATCATTTCCTCTTTGGTCGCGGTTTTCTTGCCGAAGCCTGCCATCTTGACCTCGGTCGGGGTGACCTGGATCATCGGCAGGGCCAGCGCCACCGCCGCGCAGACAGCGATAGAGGCACCGTAGGACGCCATTGCGCGCGCCGACTGACTACCTACCGGCACCTCGATGAACGCCATGTAGGCGCCCTGCGTCGCATCCATCGCACCCTTGTGCAGCAGTTTGGCGCGCTCCAGGTCTTCGCTGTTTTTACGCACTACCTTGCGTTTTTTCTTGTCTTGCTCCGGTTCGGTCTTGACCACTTTCAGGTCATCCACCGTAAAGGTCATGGTATCGAGGTCGAGCGTCGCAAAGGCAAGCCCGAAATTCGACAAACTTGGATCCATCCCAACAACTTTCATTTTCATGACTTTTCTCCAATCTGAGTGATGTGCGCATTAACTACCAAGTAGGCGCGACGGCGCAGCGTTTCGTCAGCCTTGGTCAACAGTCCAAGCAGGGTCGTCTTTTCCTTCAGGTAGGTGACGGCGAACTTCGGGTCGTGGTAGAAGATCGTGGCTGAATTCGAAATCAGGTCTGCCACCTTGATGGTTTGGATCTCCGCACATTGCGCCTGGAGCTTATGGCAGTTGATTTCAAAACGCTTGGCGCGGTTGCCGTCTTCCGGCTTGGCGACGTTAGTTAGTCCGGACACGTAATGCGCCACCAGCGGGCCAAAGTTGACATGGATATCGGCGATCGACACCTTGGTGTCCTCAACTACGTCGTGCAGGTAGGCCGCCTCGATCATCTCGGTAACGTGCGGCACGGTGGACACGATCAGCGCCACTTCCTCCGGATGAACAATGTAGGGGTCGTGGGTGTATTTACGCAGTTGCCCGATTGCGGCGTGGGCGCCAGAAGCAAACATCCACGCCTCGCGGATTCGTGCAATATCGGCCCGTTCAATGCGCTGATGCACCGGAATGTTTTCGATCTCTACCATGTGTGTTCCTCGGTTGTTTGTGGTCGATCTTCAGTATGACTCGCGGGTTCAGGCTTTGGTGCGGTGAGGTCAGGAAAGAGTGACGGCCCCTTCGCAACCCTTGGTCTGAGAACAACCTCCATGTCGGCCAAACGCGCCATCGCGTCACGGAATCCCCCACCCTCCCCTTCAGGCAGCACGCACTCGATGGTTACATAGGTGTTGCGGCTGCCAGCCATGCGCGTTGGCCCGCCACCGAACATATGGATGTCGTGCATCTCCTGGTCGACGCGGCTGTTCATGTTGAGCGGCATCAGCGTTACCATGATCCGAATCCGATGCTCGCATACACGTCAGCTTTTTCCGCCAACCCCTCCGCCTCGCGCTCTGCGGCAACCTGGCTGCGGATACTCTTGATGCGGGCGTGATAGCCATCCTCGCAAGCCTGCTCTGTCACCTCGAAAAAGCCATCCAGTTTGCTGATCGCGTCATCGATCGGCATCTCCATATGCTGGTAGGCCGCCGCGTCTTTCGACTTGAAGGTGCCGATCAGCTTGCCCTTCTTGCCAAGGTAGACCTTGTCCGGCACGAACTCTTCGCCACCGATGTGGCTCACCTTCGCAAAACCTTTGGCGCTTTGCAGCACCGTCAGCGCTTCCGGCGCCAGCAGCGATACCACGTGGGGTTTCTGGAAAAACTCCTGCATCTCTGCGGCCAACGCCTCCAGCGCAGCCTTTGTTTCGCCTTTCATCACATCCAACTTGCCCATGATTTCCTCATCAGTTTGATTATCCTTAAAGTCAGTTGACAATTCATCAATCCACACCTCGGTCGCCTCACGGCCCTTGATCTTGAATTTCGTCGAGTCGGTGAGCGGCCGCACCGCTTCGCCGACCATCTTGCCCGCGTCGCCCAAACCCATAATCTGCTTGGACCGCTCCAGATCCTCTATCGTGAACCACGTGCCGGCGTTGGAGGTGGTGGCGGCCGATGTGAGTGCGCTGCGTCGCACGCCTGTGACGGCGTCGATCATGTCATCCGGCCTGTCAGCCACGCGCTTCAACATCTCCTCATCGAAGGGCTTCTCTTCCGGCCCCCACGTGGTCAAGTATTGGTGCTCGAACTCCTGGTGCGACATGGCGCGCTTCTCTGCGCGCATGAACTTGTCGAACAGGCCGTCGCCACCTTGCGGCGTGCTGATCGTGATGACTCGACCAGGCTCCGGCAGCTTCGCTGGAAACCGGTTGAACATCGGATCGCTAGACCGCGCGCCAGGCGTCTCCATCAGCTTCATCATTGCTGCGGCAAAGCCTGGTCGCTCGGGTAGCTTGTCGTTGTCGGCCAAGCTTTGCAGAAGCGCCTTGCGGCGCAGCTCGTCAGAAACCACGATGCGTTGCGCCCGACACGGTAGAGATGCCACCCGCCTTTGTAACGGTAATGACCGAGTCGATCCAGTCCGACAGGCTGTTATGCGACACCACCAGCACGGTGCCACGCTCTTTCGCTTTTCTGTCCAGCACGGTCATCAAGCGCTCCAGACCGGGTTCGTCCAGCGCATGGTCGATCTCGTCCGCCATAAACAGGTTGATTGGCTTGGTCGCGCGCGACGCCACCATGTCTTGCAGGGCCATTGCGGCGCTGATCCGAACCTTGCGCTTTTCACCACCCGACAGCGCCTTGAAGGTCTTGCCACCCTTGTCATTGGTGACATCGATGTTGAACTTCTCCTTCAAGTCGCCCTTCGCGGTTTTTGCCAGGGTTGACCACTGCGCATGAATGTTCCCGTCGGCCAATGCACCGAGATACTCACTGGTCTTTTCGTTCAAGAATGGCGTGACGGTATCGAGAATGTGCGCCCGCACCCCCGCAGGACCAAACACCTTGACGGCGTCGTTGTAAAGCTCTGCCTGCGCGGCGGTCGTGGTCACCGCGTCTTGAGCAAGGTGCATCTCCTTCTCGATGCGCTCGATCATTTCCTTCTTGTTCTTGACCGAATGGCTGTAGGGGTTCGCCTCAGTCAACTTGGCTTTCGCCACGACCTTGACCGCATTGATGTCCTTCTCCAGTTGCGCAATGGCCCGCTCAAGCGTGGCGATCGTGCCGAGGTTGGCATTGATGCCCGACAGTTCTGCCGACGCCGCCGATACATCGGTCATCTTGGACTGGAAGTCGCTGACTTTCGCGTTCGCAAAGGACAACGCAGTCGTTGCATCGCGAAACTCTTTGGCGATCGCGGTCAGATCGGCTTTGGTGGTTTCGATCTTTTTCCTGCGGGCCTCGCGCGCCGCATCCAGATCGTGCTCGCAGTAGTTCTTGCCGCACTCGCCGCATGGCTTGCCGATCTGGTTGTCGATGTCGGTCAACTCCTGCTGCTGCGCTTCCATGCGCTTCTTTTCGCCGCCCGCCTGGGTGCGCAATTGCGTCACTTTGCGGTCTGCCGCGGTCACTGCCGCCTGCAACTTAGCAAGCTCTGCCTCTTCCGCGCGACGACCAGCCAGGGCCGCATCCAGTTCGCCCTTGCGCTCCTCCAGCGTCGGCTTGTCGTAGCTGGCCAGCTTGGTGCGGGCTTCCGTAATGCCCTCTTCCATCGGTTTGATCTTCGCCAGCTCAGCCTTTGCGCGATCCTTGCGGCCGGTCTCGAAAGCGCCATGCTCGGCTTCAAGCTGCTTCAGGTCGGCGTTCGCCCGATCCCATGCGTCAGCGGACGACTTCATGTTCGCCTCTGCAACCTTGGCTTCACCATCAACCTTCAAGGCCCGCTGGCGCGCTTCGGTATAAGCGTCCGCCAGCTCCTCGACGCCGGCCGCCTCTTCAACGATCAGCTTCAGCGCCTTGTCGGTCATGCCTGGCAGGTCGGGCATCTTCTCCTGACCCGCATAGATCGCGCCGACGAACACGTCGAGGCTGCAACCCATGATCTTTTCGACCACGATTTGCGTTTCCTTGTCGGTGCCTTTGGACAGGTCGGTCGAAGAGCCGGTCAGACCGTGGTCGAGTTGCCAAGCGAACAACTGGTTTTTATACTTGGAGTGCTTACGAAAGCGCTCGATCTTATACAGCGTGCCACCGTCGTTGAGCGTCACGATCACCGAGCAGTCTTTTTTGGCGGTTTCATTGACGATGTCGTCACCACTCACACCGCGCGCCGTCTCACCATACAGACACCAGCACAGCGCGTCGAGCAAGGACGACTTGCCGGCGCCGTTCGACTTGGTGGAGGTGTCGTCGGTGTTCTCGCCCTGCACCAGCAGCAAGCCGCGGTTGTCCAGTTCGATGTCGGCGTGCCCGATGGTCAAGCAGTTACGGATTGAAATTGATGTGATGTCCATTAGAACGTTCCTCCATGTGGATATTTGCCGCCATCGGCTTTTACTGTGATGTTGTTGCGCACGTATTGCTGCGCCAGTTGAGCCGCTTCTTTTTCAACCTGGCCTCTAACGATGGCGACGATGTCGACCTTCACGAACGCAGCCTCGATCTTCTTGGTCACCGCAACATCAATCATTGTCGTCACGTCACGCTCCTTCAGTGTGTTGTTGACGACCTCCTGGGTCAGATCCTTCGCGGCCTGGCGCAACTCGGACGCACCGAAGCCTTTGCTGGTCATTGCCGAGCGCACCGCGTTGCGGATCTCCTCGCGCGCTTTGACGATCGCCTTCTTGCGGGACTCCTTGAGGGCTATCATCTGTTGCGGCGACAGAGGAGCGCCCGCATCGCGCAGATCGGCAGCAATTGCATCGATAAGTTTGAAGTCGCTCATCCCGGCTCTCCATTCTTTTCGATCCAAAGTTGCAGGTGTTCCGGCGCCACTTCGGTGTGGGCGCCGCCATCGCCCGTCAATGCCTGCTCCAACGTTCCTCGCCAGAGGAAGAAGCCGGGGTCTGTGAAACGGTCAGGGAAAATGAACAAGTCAACCCCGGTCTCTTCCGCGATAATGTGGCCCTCAATATCCGCCGATGCCGCCATGATTCCGCTGACATCGCTGTCGATGGCGCTATGCGCAATCAGTGCCCAACTCATATCGTTCCCCTTTCAATATATTTCTTGATTACGTCGCCATGACAGGCGAGTGGTTTGCAAAAGCAGCCGAGCCGCTTCCCTTCCAGCGCCATCACCCGGTCATGGAACGCCGGATCGCTACGCAGCTTTTGACGAAAATGCAGCCGATACGCCTCGATCACATCCTGCCGGCTCCCGTGCGGCCCGATCACAAACGGATTGCCGAACTCGGAACCGCGCCCGATATACACATCGAACGGCTCGCGGCGCTTGTTGACGACCGCCGTCACGCCGCCACGCTCCGCACGCCCGACAGGATCTCGCCGCACAGCTTCGCCAGATCGGACGGTCGCTTGAACGCCTGTGCGGTGATGAAGTCGCCGATTGATGCCTCCAGGGTCGCACCGGCCTTCAGCGACACGCCGCCGGTGCGAGCTGTGATCGGGGCTGCCTTTGTGTCTTGCAGCACGATGACGCCTTTGGCGCCACTGTCCATCAAGAACTGACGCATGGATTCCACGTCGGCGCTCTTGGTGCTGTTGATGGTCACCCGCGCATAGTTGCCGTCGACGATCAACGGGATTTCGTCCGGGTCGGTCGCGCCGTTGATTTCGACGAATGACGGCTCGCGGGATGCGCGCCAGTGAACGCCGTCATCATCAACGATCAGAAAGCCCGACTTGACATTGACGTCGCTCCATGTCTGCGGGGTCAGACTGCCGATCGACCAGACGCCATTGCCAAAATCCTTGTGGTGGTGGTAATGGCCTGAGAACACGCGGCGAAAGCCGAGTGACGCCAGGTAGGTGTCGGTCAACCCATGATCCGGCAGACCGGGGATGACGCCATCGATCGGCGCATGCAGCAAGAGGTCGCGGTAGGGGCGCTCTCCAGCGGGGATAGTGTTTTCGATCACCTCCTTCAAGCGGGCCAGGTCGGGGATCCAAGGGACAATCATAATGTCGCCACCGTCGCGCGGCGTATTGATCACAACGCAGCCGACGCTCTCAAGCGCGGTGATCGCCGACGAGATGCGGGCCGCCTCTTTGCCTTCGAGGTCGTGGTTGCCGGCGTTAATGATGACCTGCACGCCGGAGTCGTTGATTTCCTTGTAGGTGTCGAGCGTCGGCACCAGGACCGATGGCGCGATGGAACCGCGCACGTGGAACAAGTCACCGCCGTGATACATAGTGTCGCCGCCGGCCGCCTTGACTTCAGCAGCGCAGCGCTTCGTCTCGCGCAAAATACCGTCCAGGCGGCTGTTCACCCCACTTGGCAGGACGGTTGCGAACGCGGACCATCCGTGATTGTGGGTATCTGAGATCACTCCAAATGGCTTCATACTTTCTCCCTAGTTTCGCTAATTATAGCTCAGTAATGACTGATCACGCGAGGCGATAAAAACGATGAGCACCTAACGTCATCACATATTTCAACTTCTTCCAGTTCCACCGCGGCTTGACTTGCTTCGTGTGGTAGTGGTCGGCCCCTCCGGTGAAGTCGACCAGGCGCCCGGTCAGGGCGTCCATCGCTACCTGCTTCGCCTGAAGCCACGCCGCTCGGTCGGTTGGCTTGCCATGCGCTTCGGTGGTCCAGGAGAACTGCGCTGGCTTATACACTTCCCGGCAGACTCGCTTCGGTTGCCAGTCGGCGCGGTTCATAGTCACCAGCGCCACCGCTTGCTGGCCGGCGAGCGTCTCGCCGCGGGCCTCGTGGTAAATATTCAATGCTAAACACATCATTGCGGTCGCTAAAATCATGAGTCGTCCTTTCTTGACTGTTCTTATGCTTCAATGATACGAAGTTCAGTCAGGAGTGAGTGCGGCAATTTACCGCATTTTGACGGCACTTTCAATAAACTTGGCACTTTTCGCGGGATCGATGCGAAACCGCGACAACGGCAAGCCACGCTGACGCGACGTGCCGAAGTGAGAAAAGGAATGCGGACTGTCAAAGAAGTCATCCACATGGGTCAACCAGACAAGGCGGTCTTTGCCGGATCGGCGCACCACCCCTATCGCATAAACACCGTCCGAGCGCGCGCGTTCTAATGTGGCAACGTCAATGCACCAAGCATGCCGCAATCGATACACGTCTTCCGCCTTGCGGTGCGCGAGATACATGCGCTTGCCCGCCGCGGTTTCATACCAGACGCCAAAGAAGCGCCCGTTGACGGTGTGCGGTTTGCGATTAGCCGGCATGACGGTTCTCGCGCAGGTGGATCTTGCCGGCGACATATTGCGTGTCGCAGCGTGGGCAGCGCGCCAGCAACGTGCAGTGCGCCACACCCAGGCCATCGACGGCGCCGCGCCTGACCTTCATGTATTCGCCACCGCCGTGGGCGCCTTCGCGGCTCTTGTGGCCGAACAAGAAGCACAGCAGCGAAAAGCGCGGTCGATAGGGCCAGTCGCGACCCATCAGAACGCTCCCCATCCGGAATAGTCAACAGCCGGCTCCAACACCGGCTCGGGTGGCATGGCGGGTGTCGTCGGCGCCAACGCCTGCGGTGTCAGCAAGCCGAGCGCCTCCCATGTCTTATACTTCGAGCGCAGCGATTTCGATTCCTTGATCGTCATGTCCAGGAGGGTATTAATCTCCAGGTTGAACATGGTGTTCTGGCCGTTCTTGGTGCGGCGCTCCTCGCGGAACCACACCAGATAGCCAGAGTCTTCCTTATAGATCGTTTCGACGGTCTTGCCCTTCCATTTGCCGACCGTCATAACGTCTTCTAGTGCCAAATTGTCGAGTAGTGATGCTGTCGTCATTCCAACCTCCGCATGTAGATCACACAGGACTTCTTCGTCGCCGTCGCAATGTGTGGTCCGTAAAGCTTTTGCAGGTATTTGAACAGCCGCTCCGGCGCATCGTTCGGGTCATTTGCCAACTCGCGGTGATTCTTCGCCGCGTGCATCAGGCACAATTCGCCCAACCGCCCTGCCTCGATGCGCAGCACTTGCGCACGTCCAAATACCACCTTGTTTTTCCCATCCATCAGGAAGACTTCGTCGCCTTCCTTCAGTCGTTTTACCAGTGCCCCGCCGAGCCGGAAGGTGTTGAACTCAGTGTCCAGACCTGCGACCGGCGGAATAAAATCCAATACTTGCGTTTCCATTTGACCCCTCTATAGTTGACTGTTGCCAAGTCATTATAGAGGGGTCGTTGCTTGGATCTGCCGGCTGTTACCCGAACAGCTTGTTCAACATCGGCAGCAGCTTCTCGGCGCGCGCCTTCTCGGCGAACACCTTCTTGCCGACCTGCTTCCCTTCCCATTCGACAAAGCCCTTCTTTGGCTCGACCAGCTTGCCCGCTTCGAGCAAAGCCTCGACGGTGGAAAGTTCGCGGTCGAACATCGCAATGCCGGCGTCGTTGAACGTCAGGCGGATCGAGCACGTGTCGAATGGCTTGGTCAGCTTGGATTTCACGCACTTGATGTTGATGTTTTGGCCAACGAATTCCTTCACGCCGTCAACCTGCGCCATGACCTTCTCACGCGAGAGCGCCAAACGCACCGTCGAGTAGAACTCCATTGCGCCACCGCCAGGTGTGGTTGTTGGGTCGCCGTAGACGACGCCAGGCTTGGTCCGGATCTGGTTCAGATACAGGAAGGTGGCGTTGAAGTCTTCGGCACCGAGCGCCATCGATTTCAGCGTTGTCGATGTGACGCGCGCCAATGCGGTCGTGTCGTTCATCGTCAGTTCGTCCATGTTCTTGCCCGCCGACGACGCCGGCACTGCCGACGCGATGGAGTCGAGCACGATCAGGATCGGTGCTTCTTCATGGATGACACCCTTCTCACGCACCCAACGGGCATACGCGAGTGCCTGCATGTTGCCTTCTTCCCATGTGCGCGGTTTCTTGTAGGACCAGTAAGGCAGGGCCAGGTCAAGCCCGAAGCCCTCCTGCGCGACCACCTGGCTGAAAGAGCGCTCCCAATCGCGGAAGCCGGCAACACCACCCATACGCTGCGACTGCGCCATCCACTCGGTTGCCAGTGCTGTCTTACCTGACGACGACGGCCCGTAAACTTCCATCAGACGCCCTTGCGGCAAGCCGCCCTCGGTGCGACCCGACATGGCTCGGTTCAATGGCAAGAAGCCGGTATCGATGAAATGGGTGACGGTGGCGCTGGCGTCGTTATCACCCAACGTCTTTTCGAAGTCTTCCGCGAAGGCGGATGCGCCCTTTGTCGGACGTGCAAATGCTGTAGTCATGTTGAATTCCTATTGTTGAAACAATGCAGTGAACTCGTCCAGGTTTTTCAGGATCGAGATGAAGGACAGCTCTTCACAGATATTCGCGAAAGCCTCTTTGTCGAACTTGCCTGGATCGAGATTGGTCAACTCTTTCTTTGGCGGGTCAACCCGAAGCAATTGCATCAGTTGGAAGTTGCGCTTGTAGAGGGTGCGGCCCTCCGGCGATGCCAGGGTTTTATGCCTGACGTATTTCGGCTTGAACTCGCCGCTGTCGACCATGCGCCAGAAGTTGCGCACACTGCCGAACTGAGCCAGCAATTCAGTGGCGTAGGTTTCACCCAGGCCACCGACGCCGCCGATTTCATCAGACGTGTCGCCTTGCAGGATCTTCGATTCGAGGAATTGAAACGGCGACTTGCAGCCGGTCTTGTCGTAGAACGTCTTATGGTCCACGAACTTGCTGTCGTCGCGCATATCGCGCCACCAGACGTTGCCCGCACCCGCACCGCCGCGCACCAACTGCCGCCAGTCTTCGTCGCCGGTAATCAGCCCGACCGAGTTGGCCGGATCTGCGGACAGCTTGACAGCGAAGTAGCCACCGAGGTCATCGGCCTCCATGTTCGCAACCGTCAACTGACGCACGCCGAGGTGGCGCAGGGCGACCTCGATCATTGGCACCTGCTTCTTGTAGGCTTCGCGAGCGGCTGCCTTCTTTGGGTCGGTCTTGCGGCTCTGCTTGTATTCGGGGTAAAGCTTGTAGCGCCAGTCCGCTTTGCCATCCCACAGCACCAGTGGCGTGTAGGTAGCCATGCGGGTGCGCAGGACTTTCATGGTCTTGAGGAACCCGAAAATCGCTTGGGTCTCCATGCCGTTGGCGGTCAGCTTCGTCGCATGGTTAGCGGCGCGACCGATCGCGTTGGCATCAATGAGTAAAGTTTTGGACATCGTTCTCTCCAGATAGAAAGGGCCGGCCCTTGTGAGACCGACCCATCATCGTGTCAGCGCGTGGCTGGTTAGATGTCGTTCAGGAGATCGTCCAGCTCGGAATCGAGCGCGACGTCGGCGCGGGCAGCGGGTGCCGCTGTCTTTGCTGCTGCCGGCTTCTCGTCGAAATCCGGCACATCCTCAAACTCCGTCGCAGCGGGTGCTTTGGCGGGAGCTGCGAGGCGGCTTGCCGTGGTCTTCGGCACGTCGCTACCGGACGGCGCAGGCAAGAAGCCCGCAACGCTGTTGACCGCGGCGATCGCCTTACGCTTGTTCTCGTCCGACTCCTGCTTGACGTAGGCGTCGAGGTCGTGCAATTGCGTGAGAGCGGCCGGTGGCACCTTATAGACCTTCGGACCAATCATCGCCTTGTATTTGGTCAGTTTGCCAGTGCCTTCGCGGGTGATGATGATTTCCTGGCCGAGTTCCGGATCCAGCGGCTTGCCTTCATACTCTTCGATGATCTCCAGAATTTCACCAAACACGCCGCTCTTCAGTTCAAGGATGACCGGTGTATTCGGCTCGGTGGAGTCGAGCATGAGTGCGTTGACGAGGATCGATTTGTTCGCACGAGCCTGGCCCAAGACTTCCAGGGTTTCGTCATCGGTGACGCCTTTGGAAGCGACCGACAACGCTGCGCAAACTTCGCACGGCTTTTCATACGTGGCGCTGGTGCACAGGTAGACCGCTTGCAACTCGTCGGCAGCATTCTTGACGAAGTGCTGACCGAAGTCGTGGAACCAAACGAATTCTTCCCCTTTGCGCCAGCCTGGCAGAATACGCACGCGATTCTTGCCTGTCTGCGGCTTGACGGTCTTGGCGACCTTTTTCATTGCTTGCTTCTTGGAGGCCAACAGCGCCATCAGTTTGGATTGATCCATGTTTTCGGTTCTTTCGTGGTGAGGTTTAAAGTTCAAAGTGCCTTTTAGATTTTCATCGTTTCAGCACTTCTATTATAGCTCAGCAGTGACTTACTCGTTAGCCAAAACTGAGGCGTTAATCAAGCTGCCGCAAGCTTTCCTGCGGCAATGGCGCGGGCACGCACATCAGCCGGATCGATCGAGATTCGGGTCTGGCCCTTGTATTCCTCGCGACGATCGGCACCCATCTGCACCACCATGTCCTTACGGTGACGCAGCGCTTCGACCGCGCCCTTATTGATCGACGCCAGCATCTCCGCTTCGATCACCAAATTCTTCGCTTGCAGCCATTCCGGATCCTGGCGCACAGCGTTCTCGATTGACTTCTCTGTGGCTTTCTCACCGGCCGCCGCGATCGCCTTGCGGTGGCGGTCATACAGCCTGGCTTCAACCACATCAAAGCGCAGCTTGACCCGCGCATATTGGGCTTCAGCGCGGGCGCCTTCAGAGGCATGCCAAGCGAACAGACCCGCCTGCTGCATCATGCAATTGTCGAGATTGTTTTCGGAGACCGCGATCTCGTTCTTGAAGGCATCCACATCCAGATAGAACTGGAGCTTGGGCTGCTTTTTCGCCGGCTCCGGGTTCGGGTGGACCGGTTCGTCGGTCGCGACCGGCGTCGGGGCGGTTTCGGCAGCCTTATTGGCGGCGATCTGCTCAACCAAGGTCGGTTGACCGGCAACGATGCGACGCACGTCGTCGCCGACTTTTTTGCCGCTTTTAGAATCGGCTGAAACTGGCTCCAGCGCTTGGTTCCCGACGATTTCGATCGATTTTTTTGCCACCACTGATGCGGGGGCCGACTTGCCTTCTTCGGCATCGAGTTCCGCTTGCAGCGCTGCCAGCTCATCCTCTTCGGTCTGCGGTGCTGGCGTTTCTGCTGCGCGGGTGGCTTCCGCCTGGGCCAGCGCAACGGCGTCGTTGGTCGAGACTTGGCCTGTCGCGTTCAGCTCAGCCGCCAAATCAGCGATTTCCTGGTCGTCGGGGTCCAGCGATGTCGGTTCGGGCGCCGCCGCTACCGCTACGGTCGGGGTGAGGACCATGCCGGCGGTTTCAGCGTCGAGTTCCGCCATCAGAGCATCAAGCTCCGAATCGTCCATCGGGATTTCTTTCTGTGCTGCCATGTTGATCTCCTATAAGAGTTTGCTTCGTGATTCAATGATACCTGCTGTTTGCAGGCTTTTGTTAGTCATTAATGACTTATGTAACAGTTAAAAGAACGGCAACCGTGGACAACGACCCTCGCTTTCATTGCGACGTATCGCGAAATTGATCGCCAGCTTGCGGATCTGCGGGTTCATGTCTCGCGTCACAAACGCTGCCCACTGGCCGTCCCGAAGTTTGATGCGTGGTTTCATAATCTCCTCCTATGAAAGCATGTCGGCGACCTTTTGAAACACTGTCGCCAACACTTCAGCCTTGCTGGCGTCAAAAATGATCTGCTGCGCGTTGATGCCGCAGACGATGGACGCGTCGAGCGTCGGGTCATAGATGACTTTCCCCGCCAGCTCCGCGGTGCCTCCCTTAACGCCTGGCACGAAGCGCTTGATCGAGGCGCTGCCCAATGCCACGATGATCGGCGGCTTGATCAGTTCGACCTCGCGGTTCAGAAAGCCGGCACAGCCGTTGATCTGCCCGTTCGAGAGGAACTTGTCGTTCTTCTTTGCCTTGACCAGCGTGGTGTAGTAGCCATCAGCCGGCGACAGTCCCGCATCCTTGATGGCGGCTTTGATAAAGTCGGCCGAGTCGCCTTCCAGCAGCTTGCCGTCTTTCTCTTCCTGCCAGCTTGGGCAGTCCGACACCACCATGAACTTGACGTTGCTTTTCATGCGCACCGCCGGGTGCGGTTGCCCTGCCAGGTCGCAGCCTTCGCACTTGCGATAGTCCTGGATCACGTGAATGATCTTGGTGCGCAGGAACGGATCCTTCACATCGGTCGCCCGATCTGCCTTCACCGAGTCCACGATCAAGCCTGGCATCAGCGCGATCTGGTCTTTGCGGCGGTCCATATGTCGTGCTGGCGTGCCGCCCGGTTGCAGCGGAACCAATGCGCCGACCTTGTCCAGGTTATCGCGCACCTTGCTGTTGACCTTGGATCCCTTCGCCGTTGTCACATTCAGGAAGTGGTCCAGGTCGACGAACTTGCCACCCGTTGTATCGCGCAGTTCGACAATACGCTTCGCCGTGTTTTCAGAGATGCCCATAACACTGCTAAAGGGCGCCAGCAGATGCTTGTCATCGGGAATCGTGAACCGATACGAGGACAGGTTAATATCGGGCGGCAGCACTTCGATCCCATACTCGCGCGCATCCTTGACCAAGCCTTCCAGCTTGTCGTCGCCAACGATCGACAGGCAGGCAGCAAAGTATTCGGCCGGATAGCGCACCCGCAGCCACATGGTCCAGTAGGAGATGATGGAATACTCGACCGCGTGGGACCGGTTGAAGCCATAGCCGGCGAACGCTTCGATCTTATCGAACAGGTCACCCGCTGGCACTTCCCCCATGCCGGACGCGGTTTCGCAGCCTTTGACCCACTTGTCGCGCATCTCGGCCATCTTGTCCTTGTCCTTCTTACCCATCGCTTTACGCAGGTGATCTGCTTCGGCGCGGGTAAAGCCCGCCAGGTCGACCGCCAGTTGCATCACCTGCTCCTGGTAGACGATGACCGAGTAGGTCGAGTGCAGCGCCGCCTCCATGCTCGGGTGCTCGTAATACGGCACCTTGGTGCCCTGCTTGATCTGCACGAAGTCTTCCATCAGGCCCGAATCCATCGGACCCGGTCGATACAGTGCGGTCGCGGCGGTGATGTCCTCGAACGTCAGGCGGCCGCCCTGCGCCAGGTCGCGCAGCAGCTTCTTCATGCCTGGCGACTCGAACTGAAACACGCCGATCGTGTCACCGCGCCCGAAAGCGTCCATGATGTCGTCTTCCGGCAGTGGCAGGCTGATGTAGCTGACGTCTTTGTGATGGCGCTCTTTGATGTATTGGCGGGCGATCTCCAGCACGTCGAGCGTGGACAGGCCCAAAATATCCATCTTCACCAAGCCCCAATCCTCGACCACCCGCTTATCCCAATTGACCACCGGAATGCCGTCATCCGACTCGCGGGTTTCGACCACCGCGCGGTTGATCAGCGGCATGCCACCAACCACCACACCCGCAGCGTGTTTGGCAAACGCCCGCATCACGCCTTCCAGCTTCAGCGCATGGTTCCAGATCGCCTCGTTCTCGTCACGGAATTTCTCCAGCTCCGGCACCACCTTTGCGGATTCAGCCAGCGTGTAGGACTGACCGTGCTCTTTCGGCACCAGCTTGGTCGCCGACAGCGTCAGGTTATCCAGCTCATGCACGCGCCCGGTATCGCGCAATGCCGACGCACTGGCAAGCGTCGAAAAGTTCGAGATGCCCGCCACCCGATCGGCACCGTATTTGTCGCGCAGGTATTCGATCACTTCGTGGCGCCGGGTCGACATGAAGTCAAGGTCGGCGTCAGGCAAGTCCAAACGTTCGGGATTGATGAAGCGCTCGAACAGGAGGTCGAAGCGGATCGGATCGACGTCAGTGATGCCGACCAGGTAAGCGACCAGCGAACCGCCGACCGAACCGCGGCCAGGGCCGACGATGATGCCATTGGTCTTGGCCCACGTCACCAGATCCTCGACCAGCAGGAAGTAGCCAGCGAAGCCCATCTTTTTAAGGACCGACAGTTCGTATTTCAGGCGCTCCTGGTATTTCGGGATGTCAGCCGGACCTGGCATGTAGCCGAGAATCGGCTGTGTGAAGCGCTTCTTCCAGCCGGCGATGCACTTTTTGCCAAGCGCTTCGAACTCGTTGGTTGCCATCTGCGGCAGCGACACCGGCTGTTTCTTGAATTCGTAGGTGCAGGCATCGGCGACCTTCTCGATGTTCGCCATGCCCTGCTTCCAGAGCGCACCCGCACTGACGCCATTCCACTTCTTCTGGCGGTTGTGGGCGCCAGCTACGCGGGTCGCCAGGTCGATCGGGCGCTTGAAGCCGAAGTCCTTCACATGCTGCACTGGACGGTAGCGCACGGACATTTTCGTGTTGGTCGTGATGGCGTTCAAGACCGACAGCGTGTCGGCGTCGGCGTCATCCTGATACATGAATGGATAGGTGACGATGGTCGGCACCGTCGTGTCGAGCGCGCACTTGAGCGCTTTGGCGTTCAACGTGTCGAACAGCGGCGTGTCGATGGGCACCAGCTCCACATACAGCTTGTCGTCGAAGTGCCGGATCAGGTCATCCAGGATCGCGTTCTGATTGGGATGGTGGAACAAGCTGAAGAAGTCGCCGGTCGTGACGATCACGCCTTCCAGCTCCATCACATCCTGCCAGCCGACGCGGGAATGATAATAGAAGTAGTCCTTGCTGTTGGCTTTAGACAGCAGCTTCAGCAAGCCACTGATGCCGCGCTCGTCGACGGCATACACCTTGATCATCACCAGTGGGTTCGGCACTTCCTTGATGCCGGATGCCTTGCCAGGCTTGCGGTAGGTCGGGTCATCCACCACCCGCAGTCGACAGCCGATGATCGGCTTGATGCCCGCTTTCTTACAGCGGTTGGAGAAGTCGACCATGTTGTGGATCGACATGTCGTCCACCAGCGCGACCGACTCGTAGCCATGCTTTTTGGCGTTGTCGATGATGTGATCGACTTGCAGCAGCGATTGACCGACCGAGAAGTCGGAACGAACCGATAAGGCGTGATTGATGTTCATGCGAGCTTTCCAATGACGATACCCAGGATGACCATGAATGTGGCCCAGAAGATGGTGCCGTTGCGGCGACGGCGCTGCTTTGCCTGCCCGACCCGACTCATCTCGTCTTTATACCGAACCACATCGACCGCCTCGTCGACAATCTCTCCATTCATGCGGCCAAAAAAGCCCGCCTGCTGTTCGGTGAAGCCTACTTTTAGGGCTTCTGCGTAAGTGCCACCTTTCATGCTTTCTCCTTTGCCATACGGTCATAAAGAACGACGTTGACGGTCGCCGCCAGGTTCATGCAGCCGTTGGTCGGCACATACACCTTGTCGCGACACCATTCGAGCACGTGTTCGGGGATCGAGCCATCTTCCGGCCCGAAGATGTAGAACGCCTGTTTCGGGTGCTCGTAGTGCGCCAGGCTTTGTGCGCCCTCGATCAGTTCAACGGCGACCGGCACCGCACCGAACGGGATGACCGCCTTCAGGTCTTCAACCTCCAACACTGGCATGTGCCGGTATTGCTTGAACGTGTCGGTGGAAGCGCGCTTGAAGCGCTTACCCATCACCGCCAGCATTGACGAGCCATAGCACTTCGCGGCGCGCAGTGCGCTGCCGACGTTCTCTGGCGTCTTGGGCTGGTAAAGCCCGATTGCAGAAAAGCCACGCATGTTCTTCCTTTCGTTTGTAATTCGATTTATGTATTGTCTCGACCGAGCGCAGGATTGAGAACGAATTTGTCGCCCTCCGACTTCACAATGCCGAACGAGAACAGCAGCGCGCAGGCGATCGCCACGTGCGAACCGGCAGTGCCGTCAGTCCAGGACAGCTCGGTCACCAGTTGCGCCTTGTAACTCGCTTTGGTGAACCCGCCATTCACGATCAAGTCGCAGACGATGCGCAAGAATTGTGGCCCGCTCTCAGCGAACGGGTTCTCGCCCTTCGGGAGTCCTTCACGCATCGCGTTGATCTTGTTTTGCTTGCACAGCACGATCGCCTGCTCCTTCGTCTTCACGCTCTTTTCACCGATGCGCATAATTACCGCCTGGTCGGCGTCGGAGATCTCGAACG